TGTGGCGAGCGGTGCGGGGCTGAGGCGTCCTGCTTCGGGTGCGGCGAGGGCGGGGTCGACGAGGCCGCTCATCGTGGCGTCCAGCACGCCGCGGTTGTCCTCGGCGCCGTCGGCGATCCCCGGGGGAATCCAGTGGCCGACCTCGTCCGCCAGCAACTTCGAGGGGGAGCCGATGTCCAGGAACGAGGTGGCGGCGCCGACGACGTTGTCGCTGACGAAGTCGCCGACCTTGTCCCACAGCCAGCCGCCGAGCGAGGCGATGCCGTTCCACAGGCCGGTGACCACGTCGCGGCCCTTGCTGTACAGCAGCCTGCCTGTGTTGCCGACGGCCGCGGCAGTCCTGCCCGGGAGCCGACCCATCCAGCCGATGAACTCGGTGCCCTTGGCCACGGCCGCGTCCTTGAAGCGCTGGCCCGCGCTGCCGGCGGACTCCGCCAGCCGGGTGCCCAGGGAGGACAGGGCGGTGACCGCCCGGCCGGGCAGGGCCTGCACGCTGCCGGTCCACGCGTCCCACTGGCGGCCGACCGGCCCGGACACGTACCGGGGCCACAGGCCGGAGAACCACAGGGCGATCGCGGCGCCGACCACGTGGAAGGTCTGGCCCGCCTCGCTCGCCTTGGAGTCGACCCAGCCGGTGAAGGAGTCCCACCACTGCGGCAGTGCCTCCCCGGTAGCGGTGACCAGCTTCGCCACGAATCCGCCGATGACGAGGAACGCGGTCGCGCCGAGCGCCGTGGCGATAAGCAGGGGCAGCGCGACGAGCGCCAGCGTCAGCGCCCCCGCGATGGCCGCCATCTTGAAGACCTGGACGGGGTTCGCCATCGCGTAGTCGGCCATCTTCTGCCCGAACCCGTTCAGCGCCTCGACCGCTTTCGGCGCGAACTCGATGGCCTTGTCGAGGAGCTTCTGGCCGAGGATCTGGAAGAAGTTGACGATGCGGTCCGCGCCCTCGGCGCCGCCCTCGGCGGCCTCGGCCCAGATGCCGCCGAACGCCTCCTGGAATCCGTCCTTGAACTCCTCGACCGCGGGCAGGACTTCGCCGCCGAGGAAGTCGATGACGTTCTGCTGAACGCCCCGCTTGAACGCCTCCATCTTCATGGCGGGGGAGTCTTCGAGTTTGTCGACGACCTTGTCGGCCGCGCCCGCCACGTCGTCGAAGCCGCCGGCCGCAGCCGCCGAAGCGGGGTCGAGGGCGAACAGCGCGTCGGCCTGGGTGTTGGCGAGGTCCCCGAACAGAACCTGGCTGGCGGCCAGGCGCACGGTCTCGTCGTCGGTGCCGCGCAGCGCGTCCATGGTGTCTTGCAGGGCCTGCGTCGCCTCGTCGCCACCGGCCCGCATCTGCGTGCCGATCTTCGCGCCGTTCAGGCCGATCGACTCGAAGGCCGCGTCGACCTGCTTGCCGCCGGCCAGAGCCATCTCGCCGAAGATGCCGAGGGCGTCCGCCATGGAGTCGGAGTCCCGCGCGCCGGCCTTGAGGCCCTGGCTGATCAGGCCCATCGCGGTGGCGCCGTCCAGGCCGAGGCGACGGAACTGCGTCGGGTACTCGTTGAAGGTATCGAGGAGATCCTGGCTCTTGTTGGCGACACTGCCCATGCCAGCGGCCAGGAGGTCCATCGCCTCGTCGAAGGAGTCGGCCATACCGGTCTTCACCATCTGACCGGCTGCCGCCGTGGCCTTGTTGATGTCGTCGTCGAAGACCTTGGCCAGGGCCATGGCCTTCTTCGTCATGTCCTCCAGGCCCTGCTGGTTGCCGGTGAACTCGTCCATGTTCAGAGTCACGGACCTGATCGCGTCCCCGACCTCGACGGCCGATTCCCCCCAGCCGTCGGTGAACACGTTGGTCATGGCGTCCGTCGCCGCGCCGATGTCCGCCGTAGTGTTCGCGAGCGCGGCCTCCACCTTGGTGGTCGCCTCGGACACGTCCAGGGCCTGCTCCAGCGCGGACATCAGCGCCGCCGCCGCCAGAGCCCCGGCCGCCGCCCCTGCCGCCGCCAGGGCGGTGCCCATCTTCGCCCCGTTGTCGGCCGCCGCGTCGGCCATCCCCGCCGTCTCGGTCTCCACCGTCTGGCGGGCGTCGCGCATGCCCTCGCCGGTGTCGTCCCGGGCGGACAGGGCGAAGACGAGACTGGTGTCCGACATCGGTCCCCCTCCCTACCGCTTTGCGTTGCGGGCCTTCTCCATCTGCTCGATGTAGTCGTCCAGCCAGTCCAAAAGCTGGTCCTCCTCCTCGACGGTCAGCAGGTCCCAGTCGCGAGGGGTCATGTGCAGCAGGTGGGCGGCGTTGCCGAGCTGCCTCAGACGGCGAACGGCAGCCGGGCTTTTCCCTCGTCCTCCGGCGCGGACTCGAACTGCTTGAGCATCCCCTCGATCAGGTCCTCGTCGCCGTTCTTCTCCCGCAGCTTGGCCACCGCCAGCTCGATCTCACCCTTGGTCATCTCGACAGTGAGTTCGTCCCACGCGAAGTCGACGTCGTCGAACCGCAGGGTGGGGTGCTGCCGCTTGAGCAGAACGTGCAGCAGCGCCCGCCGGCAGCGAGCGTTGCCCCTGAGGACGCCCATGGCGAACTGGTTGAAGCTCTGCCCGGTGACCTTCTCCAGAGCCTCGCGCTCGGCGGACATGAGCGCATTCGGGTTGTACTTGAAGACCTGCGGCTCGCCGTCTTCGGGGGAGTACGTGACCTTCACAGAGGATGCCCTTTCATTCCGAGCGGGAAGCGATCCGGTTGACCATGTCGGCGAGGGCCGACTTGACGGCGTGTTCGTAGGTGTTGCGCTGGCCCTCGAACGCGTGGTCGAACCAGCGGACCTTGCCGGTCTGCTGGACCCACACCTCGCGGTTGCCGTAGACCGGGTGCCGCCAGCCGGACGCCCGGTTGGTCCGCTTGGCCGCGTTGGCGAAGCCGCGCACGTTCGGCGTCTTGAACGCTTTGATCTTCGCGCCGGGGAACTTGCCGGAGATCCGGACCTCGGGCCTGATCTTCCGGGCGATCGACGACTTCAGTGCCGGGCCGCCGTGCGGGGTCGCGGACGCCATCGACATGATGTTGCTCTTGGCCTGCGCGGCCCCCGGCTTCAGCGCCTCCCGCATGTTGCGGGTCAACTCTTTGCGGAGCGCCTTGCCGTCCTCCTCGGCGCGCAGGGCGTTGGAAATGTTCCGCAGGTTCTGCGGCGTGAGCTGGAGGTTGAGCGATGCTCGGGGGGCGCCGCCCGTGCTGGCCATCAGGCGGTCGCCCGGGTCACGGCCCCCGAGGTCGGGAAGCCTTGCGACACGGTGGCCTCGTCGCCGACCGACCCGGTCAGCGGCGACCAGCCGTTGATCAGGATGTTGCCGGTGTACTTCGGGTTGGACGTGCCGACGGCGGCCTGGTCGGCGCGCACCTCGAACGGAACGACCGTGCCGAGCAGCGGCCACATGATCGCGTCGAGTTCGGCGGCGGTGAAGGACTGGAGGAACTCACACCCCAGCTCACCCGACTTGAGGCCGCCCTTGACTTCCTTCCAGCCGAGCGAGGCGTAGGTCGTGACGTCCTTCTCCTCGACCTCGACGGCGAGCTCCGCCTTCCGGGTGTAGGCGTTCAGAACGTTGGCGTTGATGGACAGGTACTCGGCGAGCAGGACCATCGTGGGCATCGAAGGGCCCTCCTTTCAGGGCATGACGAAGGGCCCGCGCGCGGGCCGGCAGGGGTGAGGCGCGGCTACTGGATGCCGAGCGCGCCGGCGAACAGGAAGCTGGGCGTGGTGCCGGAGATCGTCCAAGCCATGCGCCACCACGTATCCGTGATCGCGGTGCCGTCGGTGCGCAGGATCTGCCCGCCGATGGCGTTCGCCGCGTCGAACGTCAACTGGGTCGTGGGCGCGCCGAACGTGTTGTCCACGCTGGACTCGACCCGGGCGGTGAGAGACGGCGTGGTGCCCGCCACTGACAGCACGTGCAGGGTGGCGTACAGCCGCTTGCCCGCCGCGACCGCGCCGAGCTGGAGGCCGGTGCCTGTGCCGGTCGCGGTGCGGGCGGTGCCGGGCGGGTGGGCGAACTGCCCGCGCGCCACCGGCCACGCGGACTTGGCGGTGCCGGTCCACGGGGCGACCTCGCCGACCGCGTCGCCCAGCTTGTAGGCCGAGCGCATCGCGTTGACCAGGTAGGCGAGGTCCCCGACGGCCGCCGAGCTGTTGCCGCTCACCGACCAGGGGCCGACCCCGCCGAGCTGAGACCACGAGGCGTCGTCGACCTTGGCGGCATCGCCCGCCTCCCACTGCCCCTCTCCCGTCAGCTCGGCCGAGGCCAGCCCGCCGAGGACTTCACCCCAGCCGTTCGAGGCGTAGTTCGTGGAGTCTTTCTCCGCAACCTCCGCCGACAGCTCGATCTTGTTGCTTCTGCTGGTCAGGTCGACGCCCACCGCGAAGCAGCGGACGTTGGTCAGGATCGTCGACACGTCACCCCTCGCCCTCGTCACGCGGCCTGCTGCGCCGCTTCGGTTTCGGCTCGCCCTCGACGACTTCCTCGGCGACGCCGGAGGCGACGAGGTGCGCGGCCTGCGCGGTGGGCAGCTCGATCTCCTCGCCCTCGTCCGGCCACGGCACCCCGTCGAGGACGGCGCCGGCGGGCTGCTGCTGGGTAATACGGATCCTCATCAGATGTCTCCCGGTCCGATGACCTTGATGACCAGTTCGGCGCCCACGTAGGTGGTGCCCTCGTGCTCGTACCAGCGGTAGCCCTGGACGCGCTGAAGGTGGAGGTCGTCGGCCAGGCCGCCGAGGGCCATCTCGCCGGGCGCCCCGCGCGCCACCTCGATCGCCGCCTTGAGCGAGGCCGGGCCGCTCCCGGACAGCAGGCCGTCGAGAATGCGCTGAGACGTGCGGTCATCGGCCCTGCCGATCAGCGCGCGGCAGGTGAACAGCAGCTCGTCGAGCTTGCGGCCCATGGCCTTGTCGTAGTTGACGTCGACCTCGGCCACGAAGAAGCACGGGGCCGCGACCGCGTCCGGTACGTACCCGGTGCACGTCAGCTTCCCCGTGCCGTCGGGCAGGACCACGGTGCGGGCCGCGTCCGCGATCGCGTTGCGGATGGGGGAGATCTGCACGGTGTCTCCTATCCGAAGCCGGGCACGATGAACGGTTCGAGCAGGTTCCACACGTCGGGGTCCCGGCGGGACAGCCGGACGACACCCCACTCCGCCGAACCGAGGATGCCCTCGGGGCTGTTCTTCCGCTTGTAGAGGCGGGAGGCCAGGAGCAGAGCGGCCTCGGTGATGTCCGGGGGGACCGCCGGCCAGCCGTGCTGGGCGGTGACACGGACGCGGGTGGTGCTGCCGCGCGACCACGACCAGGCGCCGCTCGCCAGCAGCAGACCGGTGACCGGCTTGCCGTCGGCGAGCGCGTTGTCCGGCGCCGTCTCGTACCCGGTGACCGCCGTCCACGGGCCGCCGGCCGGGCCGGTCTCGACGACCAACCCAGTGGAGCTGCCGATGTCGTCGACCAGGAGCAGCTCCCCGTCCGGCTCGCACACCACGCGCCCGCTCGGGCGGTAGGTGCGCGCGACCGGAGCGGGGTCCAGCCAGAAGCGGCGCCCGCACGTCAGGTTGATGGAGCCGGAGGCGGCGGCCAGCGCGGACGTCAGGTCGTCGTCCATCGTCTCGTCGCTGGCCTCCAGCCCGACCCGCCGCCGCAGCGTGGGCAGGTCGCCGTACTCGTTCGCCACGGGCGGTCACTCCGCGGGCGGCGGGGCCGGCTGCTCGGTGGTGGACTCGGGCGGCGGCGTGCTCACGGCCGTCTTCTTGGCGGCGGCTTTCTTCGCCGGCGGCTTGCTCGCGGCGGCGCCCTGGTCGGCTGTCTGCTGCGGGGGCGTCGAGCGTCCCTTCGGCCCGCGGCCTTCCGGCTTGTGGCCGTAGTGCTCCAGCTGTTCGTCGACCTGACGCACGCGGTCGTCCAGGTTGCGCCGCTCGTAGCCCTCTCGCTCGCGCAGCAGCGCGGCGATCATCCTCTCGTCCTTCGCCATGTGTCTCCTCCTTAGAAGACGTGCACGTCAGCGGTGTTCGTGACGTTGGTGTTCGCCGAGTACGTCAGCCGCAGGAAGCGCCACGGCTGGTGGGCCCGCAGGATCTTGCGGGTGGTGGTCGCCGTGGTGATGTCGAACGCAGCGACGCTGCCCGTGTCGGGGGTGGCAGTCTCGGCGTAGGAGACGGCGAACCACGCCACCCCGTCGGCGCTGCCCTCGATCGCATAGGTGCAGGTCGGCGTGGCACCGACCGTGGTGACGATCGTGAGCAGCGCCGGGCGTTCGGTCGCGGCGCCCCGGTCGACGATGTTCGTCGAGGGGCCGTCGCCGGTCTGCGCGGCCGACAGGCGTGCGCTGTTCGGGTACCGCTCGCCGCCGAGCGCGGTGATGGTCGGCATGCTGGTGGACCTCCCGTCCCTGTGCCGTGGTGGACCGCGCGGGCCCAGGCCGGTGAGCACCCAGGCCCGCGCGGCGGACGGTCAGAACGCGGGCGTGACCAGGCCCGTGCCGCCCACCTTCTGCATGCCGTTCGCGTACCGGCCGAACGTGTACGCGAAGTAGGAGTAGGCGACCAGCAGGACACCCAGGGACGCGGCGGCCGGCTGCTCGGCACGGATGAACAGCGGCGCGTTGGCGTCCTCCCACAGATGGCACTCCGTGTTGGGGACGACGTAGATCTCGTCCTCGTTCGTGCCCGCGCCGAGGTTCGTCGCGATGTTGTTGTCGACGACAACGAGCATGCCGTTGGGCAGCACACCGCGCGGGCCGGAGGCGTAGGAGCTGTTCGGGTCGAGGGTGCCCGACGCCTGCACCGGAATGTTCTGCGAGTTGATCATCGGCCAGGTGTTGGCCATCTGGCTGGACAGCCAGTACCAGCGGCGCGAGTGCATGACCGCGTGGGTCGGGGCTCCCATCGCCAGCAGGTTCGCCTCCACACCCGCAGCGGCGCCGAGGATCTTCGGGTACAGCTCGGCGCCGGTCGGGGTGCCGTCGGTGTAGGCGTTCGCCGACGCCACCGCGGCCAGACCGGTCGTGGCCTGGTTCAGCAGCGTCGTGTCCAGCCGGGTCGCGACCCGGTTGAACAGATCCTGGAACGCGACGTCCTCGATGCCCGTGCCGCGGTCGATCGCCTGCCGAGACACGGTCTGCTGGCCGGCCGCCGTCTGCACCGGCACCGACAGCAGGGTGTCGTCCATATTCTGCTCGGCCACGCCCGAGTTCTGCGTGGCCTGGAGGTCCGCCGAGCTGGAGGTCGTGATCCGGGAGATCTCGATGGACATGCCCTGGTCCGGCAGCGGGTGCCGGTTGCAGATGTCGGCGAACGGCCGCAGCGCGGCGGTGGCCGGCGCGTACATGTCGGTCAGGTACTGCGGCACCGTCAGGCCCGTGAACGCGCCCGTGCCGACCGCGCGCTGGAGGTACTCGGCCCGTTCGACCCGCTCCTCCTGCATGTGCCGCGCCAGGCGCGAGGCGGCCTCGACGTCCTGGTGGGAGAACTGGCGGGCGATGTCCATCAGGAAGCCCTTGCCCAGCGGGTCCTGGTCCTTGCGGTAGGTCCGCTCCTCCTGGCCGACGCGGTGCAGCTGGTCGTAGGCGGGCTTGCGGGTCTGCGTCTCCCGGGTCTCCCGCTGCTTCGCCTCCCGCTCCATCTCCTCGGCCTTGATCTTGTTGGCGTTGGCGAGCTTGCCCTCGATGCCGACGATGTCGTTCTTCGCCTGGTCGCGGGCGGCGAACAGCTCGGTGACCCGCTCGTCCTCGTCGGCGGTCAGGGCGGCACGGCCGTCCTGCTGCGCCTTGTCGAGGATCAGCTGGATCTCGGCGCCGCACTTCTTCTGCCGCTTGTGGGCGGCCTCCAGTTCGACCTCGATCGAAGCGATCAGGTCGTCGATGGTTCCGGGCATGGGTGATGTCCCTTCGTGCAGATGGGTCGTGGGGTGTAGCGACAGCGGGCCACGGCCCACCCGGGTCATCTGCCGGGCGGCACAGGCGGTCGCCTCCGGGCGTCTGCCGGAGAGCGTGCTGTGTCAGTTGCTCAGTCCTCGCCCTGCTCGACGAGCAGCCGGGTACGGAGCATGGAGATCGACCGCCCGGCGGCGGCCGGGGCCGACGCCCGCGTAGGCGCCGGCGTCTGCGGCGCGGGGGCGGCGGTCAGGTCGGAGCGCTGGGCGAGACGCGCGTATGCCTCGCGGGCGACCAGCGGCGGGAGGTTGGGGATCGCGTCCAGGAACTCGCCCGAGCGGGCGGCGATGGACGTGTGGGGGTTGGCGCCATACGTGACCGGGCCGACGTCGCCGCGCTCCAGGTCGAACGCGTCGATGCGGTACTCGGTGTAGTCCGGGGACCAGTGGCCGGAGGTGATGCGGAACATGAACGACTGTTCGCGCACGTCCGCGTCCTCGATGGCCTGGACGAGCAGCTGCACGTCCGCCCTCTTGGGGTTCAGCCACGCGCGCTGGCCGAGCCCGTGCTCGTCCGCCCACAACTCCAGCCGCTCGTTGCGGGTGGACGCCATCGGGGTGCCCGCGTGGTTGAAGCGGAACACGACCTCGGGGTCGGCGGCCAGCGTCTTGTCCGCTGCGCCCACGCTGACGATCTCGGTGTACGGCCCGTACCAGTCGTACATCTCGTAGCCCTGCTCGAAGGCGCTGGCGTAGCCCTCGACCTCGTACCAGTCCATGTCGTTGCGCGTGACCTTCTTCGCCCGCAGCTGCGACGTGAACCGGACCTCGGGGGATTCGGGCCGGTCTCGGGGGACGGCCATCGAGGTGGAGCCCGCCGCGCCGGCGCGGGCCTGGGCAGCCTGCTGCCGCAGGGTCGCCATGTCGGTCATGAAGGTGTGCCTCCTTGCGGGGTCGCGGTGGTGGGCGCCGGCGTGGTGCCCTTGCCGAACAGCCGGTCGAACTCGGCGAGCTGGTCCTCGGTGAAGGGCATGCGGTCGTACAGGGCGCGGGCCTCGGACGGCGCGATCATTCGGCCGTCGATCTGTGTCTTGAGGACGGTGGCCTGCGTCTGCGGGTCCATCCGCAACAGGGCGTTCGTGTTCAGCTTCACGAACCGCGGCCGGGAGGTGAGGCGGCTGAGCGCGTCCTCGCGCCGCTTGACCGCCGGGCCCAGCGACATGACCAGGAACTGGAGGTTGCGCTGGGTCATGTTGGCGTAGGTCACCGAGCTGCCGGACACGGCCGCGTCGATCAGGTCGGACGGGCAGTCGAAGTAGCGGGCGATGTCCCCGATGCTGGCCTGCTTCGCTGCGATCCAGTCGGCGCCCGCGTGCTCGGCCTGGATCATCTCGTAGTCCCAGTCGTTGCCGGTGACGAACAGATCTCGGTTCATGACCGCGGCCTTGAACCGCTGCTTGGCTCCGTCGGCCTGCTCCGGCGTCAGCTGCTTTGCGGTGTTCTTCAGGTGCGCGTTGGGGATCGCCCCGCCGGAGAACCAGTCGAGGGCGAACTGCTGGATGGACAGGTACTCGCTGATCGACCACGCGGCGTACGCCACGGGGGACAGCCCGACCTGGAGGCCGGCCACGGTGTATTGCTTCTCGTGCCAGACCTCCTCCGGCTGGTAGATCTTCCCGCCGATCCGGTACGTCTTCTTGCCCTTGCGCATGCGCACCGTGACGTCGAGGATCGGCACCAGCTCGATGCGGGCCGGGAAGCCGAGCCCGTCCTTCGCGGTGATCAGGCCGACGGTGTTGCCCGCCCGGTCGAGGTCGAACTGGCTGGAGTACATCCACTCGGGCATCTCCACCTCGTCGCCGCCGGGGGTGACGAGGACGGGCGGCTTGGGCACCTCGACTTGAATGCCGTCGACCTTGCGGTACAGGTCCACCGGCATGGTGCTGATCAGGTTGGCCCGGAGTCGAAGGCACGCCCACACTGCGCTGTGCCGTAGGGCCGTCTCGTTCGTCACCGCCGCGGCCCCGCCCGAAGCGCCGGGCCGGGGCGGGATCATCTGGTCGGCGGTCTGGCCCGCGTGGTCGCGGCGGCGGAACAGGCTCACGTCTTACCGCCCTTCCGCCGGGGCGCCCGGTCTGCCAGCGCGGAGCCCGCGAGGACTACGGCGCCGCTGACGGCGAGCGCCACCCACCCCAGCCACTGGTACACCCCGGCACCCGCGCCGGCCGCGACGAGCAGCAGACCTGCGGTGTCGAGCGCCGTCGTCATCCGCTCTCGCACTACGCCCCTCCTCAGTAGATCGAATCGAGCGGGTCGTAGTCGTCGAGGACGTGCGGGCCCCGGATCACCAGCGCCCACCGGGCGAACGTCACCGCGCACAGCGGGCTGATCTCCGTCAGCGAGCTGGTGCGGTCCAGCGTCCAGGCGTCGCCCTGCCGCCGAGTCCTGGCCCCGTTCACCGCCGCCGTAAGCGGCACCTGGTCGAGATGCCGCACCGTGCCCTGGTTCATCGCGTCGGCCAGCTGCCCGCACGCCTCCGTGATGTCGCCCGTCCGCATCACCGCCAGCTCCCCGCGCTGCGGCTCGTCCTTGTCCTCCGGGACGTCAATGCCCGCCGCGATCAGATCGTCGATCAGCGAGGCGGCTGGCGACCCCGCAGCGACCGCCACCGCGACGGGCTTCCACAACGCGTGCAGCTTCACCATCGCGGGCACCACCCAGTCAGTGCCCGGCCGGTACGCGACGACCTCGACGTGCACCCTGCCGTCGGGCCGCAGCGAGGCCGCGCTGATCGCCGAGCGCTGGCGGTCCTGCGATACGTCCAGCGCCAGGGCGACGCTCACGGCGTCCGGCTGGCTGGTCTTGTCGACCAGGCCGGGCCACTTCCCCTTCGGCACGTTCGGGTCGGTCGGTGGCGTCGGCTTCCGCGTCCGGTTGAGGTAGGCGCGGTCGAACTCGGCCGGGTCCATCTTCTCCAGCTCGGCCGCGATGATCTCCTCAGTCACCGTGTGCCCCAGCGCGGGCAGCGTCGCCCGCCACGTCGCCGGGTCCGACCGGTCCATCTCCTCCGGGGCATACCACTCGAAGAACGCCACCCGCGGGCGCAGCGTCAGCGCGTCCTCAGCGAGCGCGGCGAACAGCGCCTCAATCAGCGCACGCCCGCGCTCCCGCTTCTTGTTCAGCCACACGGACTTCGTAGTGCCGCCGGCCGACGCCCACCACAGCTGAGCCATGGCCCGGGTCAGCATGGCCGGGCTGAACGCCTGCTCCAGCCGGTCATCCTCGTGAGCGAACGCCTCGTCGATGAACCCCATGTCGAGCGGCGGCCCGTGGCCCGCCTTCTCCGTGTTCGCGGTGATACCCATGCGCGAACGCGTGCGGCCCCACAGGATCGCCTCGTTGCCGTTGCTCTTCCGGATGCGCGCCAGCTTGGCCAGATCCGAGCCGGAGATCTTCTCCCAGAACTCGTCTTCCCAGCGCTGCCTCGCCATGCCCCTGGTCTGCGCGGCATAGATGACGTTTTGCCGCGGCCACGCCAGCGACCGGTGCACCTGCGCGCCGAGGCACAGCTCGGTCTTGCCCTGCTGCCGGGAAACGGAGAGCCCGACTTCCCGGTGCGCGAACAGCCCGGTGTCCGGGTCGATCTCCAGGGCGACGTCACTGACGTACTTCTGCCACGGCATCGGCGGAGCGCCGAGCTTGGCCATCACCTTCCACAGCTTCGGCCCGAGCGACGGCCGGTCAGGATGCCGCGGGGTCCCCCAGCGTGGTGGGCACGTCAGCCCGTACCGCTCGTACAGATCCTCGGCGAACTCAGCCGGGGGAGCCCAGGTCTCCGAGGTCGTCGTCATCGTCAGCGGCCCGCCCCTCCAACAGCTGGGCGAGCGTCTGCCGGAGCTCGCGGGTCAACTGCGGGAGCGTCCTCGTCTCCTCCTGGGGGATCGGCTCGCCGCACGTCTCGCACTCGGCGGTGCCGTCGATCTCACGGGCCAGCCGGTAGGCGACCTCCGAGAGCGAAGGCTCGACGCCGACCAGGTCGCCGAGCTGCTCGACGTCGTTCCGGACGGCTTCCTCAACGGGCCCCATCGGAACCTCCCGCCTGGCGCAGAGTGGCTTGAGCGTGGGCGAAGAGATCCACCTCGTCTTCCGGCGCGAACCACATCGGCTCGCTGCCGTCTCCGATCAGTCGCCACCCGGCGATCGCGCCGCCCTCGCCAGCGATCAGGGCAAGCGCCAAGCCACGCGGATGGAAGACGGTCCGATTGATCAGCCACAGCAGGCCAGAGTCCCTGAGTTCCGACAGCGGACGAGCGGAGTCGGACACGCTCTGCCTCCTTGATCATCCAGTTTCATCGGCCCGGGGAGAGAAAAAAAACAGG